GCGCACAGCATCGGGGAACTCGGCGGAGTTATAAGACTCCTCCTTCACGATCTTTCGATTCCTTATGTTGAAGTTCCACCAACCGTCCGAGCAAAGTTTGCTACAGGGAAGGGCAATGCAGGAAAACACGAAGTTGTTTCAGCAGTATCGGCAAGAACAGGAATTGTTTGGGATGGAGCCGGAGGCAACGACCGGTGCGACGCCTACATCCTTGAGGAAATGGGGCGTGCCGTCCTCGGCAGGACGAGACACGACTGGCCTGCCACAAACCTCACCGCCCTTGAAAAGATCGACTGGTCAGAACTGGAGAAATACTGTGAGTAGAACAAGGCCAATTTCACAGGTTGAAATTGAGCAAGAAATCATCAGGTTGACCTCCATGCTTGAGGAAGAAACCGAATCATTCGAACAACTCGCCCAACATGCGGCAGAGCGAGAAGCAATGTATAAGTCTTCGTGGGCCAAGGAGTATTTGTCGGCTAAAGGTTCCATCAAAGAACGCGAAGCGTGGGCAGACTACAAGTTGGAATCACTGATTTACGACCACAAGATTGCCGAAGCAATGGTCAAATCAAAGCGAGAAAAATTGTCATCGCTGAGAACTTCCATCGATGCGCTTCGTACTCTCGCTGCGAACGTCAGGGCTCAGACCGGTCCATGATTCTCAGGAGGGAAGTGAACTGGCTTCGGGTTCTACCGAACCTTGCAGAGAACTTCTCCACCTGCGCGAAACGCCAGTATGCGGCTGTGGTGCTGTCACCTTCTGGGCGTGTCATCGGGTTCGGATATAACGGTTCACCACCCGGCATGGGGCATTGCAACGAAGGTCACTGCCCACGTTTCCAAAACGGTTCAGCGGCAGGAAGCATCTACGATGACTGCATTGCTCAGCACGCCGAAGCAAACGCACTACTGTGGACAGATCCGGCACAACGAACAGGGTCAACCTTGATCGTCAACGGGCCACCATGTTTTGGCTGTGCCAAACAGATCGCGTCAAGTGGTGTCAGCAGGGTTGTGTGCTACACCGATTCAAACTATAAAGACTGGAAAAACGTTCGTGCTTTCTTGAAGAAAGCCAAGATTCATGTAATCGAAGCACCAGAAAATGTGGAGTTATAAATGAACGCAAAAATTGAACAAAGCCTGATGGATCTTATTGCCGACATAGACACCCTCATGCCGCTTCCGGGAAACCCACGTAAGGGAAATGTCGAAGCAATCATGGCTTCCTATAAAGAATTTGGGCAAGTGAAACCGATCGTTGCAAAAGACAACGGTGATGGCACATCAACCGTCATTGCTGGCAACCATCAACTTGAAGCAGCGAAGCGTCTCGGATGGAAACACATTGCGGTCGTACACATCGACATGGACGACAAGCAGGCAACCGCCTTCGCCCTCGCAGACAACAGAACCGTTGAACTTGGACACACCGACCCCGAGATGTTGAACGACCTTCTCTCCACCATCACGGACGACTACACCGACCTTCTTGACGGTCTTGGCTGGGACGAGTTTGAAATCGCCGCCCTAGAAGAGCAGTCGTTCCGGCTTGGGAACATCGAAGAGGCCGGATACACCGCACCCGTGATTATTGACCCCGACGCTCAAAGCGTGCCGCCAGCCGTGTCCGTGGAGTCAACCCAAGATGGAAACAAGATCGTCCCCACGGGTGAAGTTGACTCACGTTCGGTTGCCGCCACGGGCAGCACCAGCATCGGACAGTCAGGCTCATCGAATGCTGTCGTCCAGTACACCCTCGTGTTTGACGACGTTGACCAGCAGAAGAAGTGGTACAACTTCATCCGCTGGATCCGCACTGATGTTGGCTACGACGGTGACACTACAGCGGAGCGCCTGATGAACTTCATTGACAGTCACGCTGACTTCTGAGGTTGCTTTTTCCCTTCTGAACAGGTACGATGTAGATACAACCTACTACCAGAAGGGAATTTATGAAACTGTTTTACAATGACGACTATGTGCGTACCGCATACAGGTTCGACACCACCAAGAAGGCCGAACTTGTAGCCAAGCGCGCCATCGACGCAGGCCACGAGATCTGCGACCCAGAGAACTTTTACGAGCAAACCGAAGAGTTCATCTACGCCACCCACAACGAAGAGTACGTCAACGCTGTAAAGAACGGCGCTCCATACAGCCTGTCGGAGTCACAGGGATTCCCGTGGGACCGAGACACATTTCGAACTGTTCTTGCCCACAACGCAGGATGTGTCGCGGCGGTTGACGCATCGGCGCGAAGCGGCAAGCCCGTCGGAACCCTCTCTTCTGGACTTCACCACGCCCGCAAAAACAACGGGGTTGGTTTCTGCACGTTTAACGGGGTGGCAATCGCAGCAGCGAAGGCCGTTGACAGCGGGTTCAGCAATGTTCTCGTTCTTGACTTCGATGCCCACTGCGGTGGTGGCACTTACAGTCTGATCGACCACAACAAAACGACCCACGTTGATGTGTCGTGTAACACCTTCGATGCGTATGACACAGAAAATGTGATCGACATTCTCAAAGTTGTGTCAGATAAGTCGACGTACCTCAACACCATCGAATCCGTACTGAAGTACGTCGAAGGTGCCGCCATCCCGTTCGACTTCATCATCTACAACGCAGGCATGGACCCGATCAACAGCGGGGTTCACCGCAAGGATCTACTGCTTCGCGAAAACATGGTCGCAGAAACCGTCCAGCGAATGGACCTCCCAACCATCTTCACTCTTGCTGGCGGATACTCCTACGGCGGGTACACGATGGAGGACATCGCCGACATTCACATGCTGACCGTCGATGCTTTCTCCGACAACTGATGGCCGAGGTAAAAACTTCCAAGCCGATCAGACACGGAGAACACGCCGGATACTCGCGTGGGTGCCGTTGCGATGACTGTCGTACCGCGCACCGGATCTACAACCGAGACCGCCTCAGGGTGATTCGCAGGTGGGAGCAGGGCATCGGACCTGAACCAGTTTCCCGTATGGTTTCACCGTACCGATCACGGCGTCATCTTCAATGGCTAAAAACCAAAGGTGTAAGCATCAACGCCGTGTCTCTGACTTCGGGGATCAACGAGGCGACACTGAAAAAGATTCGTAGCGGAAGATCAAAGTATGTGTGGCGAACCACACAAGATGCCATTCTTGCGGTTCACTCACACACCCAAGGACCAAGGCAACTGGTCAGCGCCGACTACTCCGAAAAGATTGTTCGCGCAATCCGCGACAAGGGTTACACCATTTTGGAGATCAACCAGATGATGGGACGCGCCCCTCATCCGTCTCCACTGATTCGCGGAAAGTACATCAGGATTGAGACACAGGAAAAGTGGGAAGCACTGTACTTAAAGTTGTTCCGGCATCCTGCCCCATTCAAGAAGCCGACGAAAACCAAGGCGTACTACGATAACCGTAAAAGGAAATCATGACTCGCCAACGAATGTTTCTAGACATCTCATGTGTGGATGCCGCACGCGAACGCATCAGGCATGTCTACGACACGTTCGACACTGTGTGCGTCCAGTTTTCGGGCGGGAAAGATTCCACCGCTGTTCTGTACCTTGCGAAAGAAATCCACGAAGAGCGTGGGCTTGGTCCAGTCAAAGTTATTTTCCGTGACGAGGAGATGGTGTCACCCGCTGTTGTCAAGTACATCGAAGAAGTGCGTGACTATGACTGGGTAGACATGGAGTGGTACTGCTTGCCGCAGGGTCAAGAGATCTGGGTTCTTGGCAGACGCGAGTACTGCTTGTTGTGGTCACCCATGCGGGCCAAAGAAGGCCGCCTCTATCGCGACATACCCGAGGGGGCTATCCGAGCGGAACATTTCGGGCTAGACCCGTCGACAACTATTCCTCAGTCGATCGACTACTACACGATGCAAGGCAAGAAGGGCAGGACTGCGTTCCTGACCGGTGTGCGCGCTAACGAGTCGATGATCAGATACCGGTCGTGTGTTCAGAAGTTGCACGAGAACTACATCAATGTTCCGTACAGGATGAAGAAGTCGATCCCATTGAGATTTGCGAAAGTGATCTACGACTGGACGACCGACGACGTACTCAAGTTCATCAGCGAAGAACACAACGCCTCGTACTGCGAGTACTACGACCTTGCCGCCATCACCGGATCAAACACCCGTGTCGGCATCCCGCTTCATGCGGTAGCCATTCGACGTATCGGAGATGTCGTGGCAACCGAACCAGAGTTCTACGACCGACTCTACGAATGCTTCCCGCAGATCGATGCGCAACGTCGCTGGTGGCCAGAGTTCGACATCGAATACGTCATCAAGGGGTATGCTTCCGAGGGGTGGCAGGGTGTCAAGCGGTGCATTGACGACAACATTCTGACGCCGGGTCTCAAGAAGCGAGCAATGTCGTTTTCTGCGGAGTTCCGCAAGAAGCATGTGAAAGATCCGCATTCGTACCCGATTCACTGGCTGATCCGGAACCTGTTGATGAACGAGTTCAACATTACGTCGGTCAATCCGATCGGACCGAAGACACGCGCCTATGCGATGCAGGTGGCAGAAGCCGACGAGATGGCGAGCCTAGACGCCCTAGACACTGTTGATGATACGAGGTGATATGAGCATGTTAGAGATGATATGGGTCGAAGGAACCGACATTTTTCCGGGTCCGTGGCGTGCCACATACCTATTGAAACCGGATATGGAGGTATTAGCACGGTCTATGGCGGACTATGGGTGGCTGCAACCCATCGTCGTTCAGAGGTCAACAAACCGGATCATCGACGGCCACATCAGGTGGGAGATCGCCGGTTCGGTCAAATCTGTACGAAAGGCGTCGTCCGGAATGGTTCCAGTCATGTACGTGGACTGTTCAGACACCGAAGCGCAGATGATGCACATCCGACTGAATCGTGCCAAAGGATCGACAGTTGCTAAGAAGATGTCTCGCATTATTAGGGAACTAGTGTTCTCCGGCCTGTACTCCGAGAAGGACATCAAGAAGGCGCTGGCCATGTCGAACGACGAAGTAGACATCATGATGGATGGCACACTCATCAAAAGCCGAAAGGTTCCAGAGCACAAGTATTCGCGTGCTTGGGTTCCAGTAGAGGCGCCCGCCTCAGCAACTGAAAGCGCCGCAGTGATTGAGCGCCCACCGAACCCCGACAGATAAACAGCCAGTGCTATGATTTATCTGACTGTACGGAGGAACAATGCCCACCCCAAGTTTCATCGCAGACACCGAACTTACCGAAGGTCGTCGTCGCCCTGCGTGGTGGCGTCGCGCTCTTGCTACAACCCTGCGCGGGCTCAACCGTCGCATCGGTGGCGCTGGCAACCCCGAGGGTGCTGTCCGCGATCTTCTTCCCGGCCGCTGACTAACAGCGCCCCAACTCGGGGTGTGATAGGTTTCTGGCTACTTCACGTATTAGGAGAGTAGCCAGTGCCGAAGATCCCCAAAATCGGTTTTGCGTCCACGGACTGGTCGCGATCAATGCAGACTGTGGACGGCCCTGTCCCCGGCGGATCTAACTGGGTTAGATTTCAACAGAGCCGCCAGTACATGAAGCACGACTCAGTTACTGGTCTGCTTGTTCATGACAAGCGACGCGGTTTCGGCGTTCTTGATTGGTACGGCAAAACCCACTACAACCTCGGCGTCATCGTGATTCAGCGTCTCATGTTCAACGATCTGGCCGACAAGATGATCGACCGAGAACGATTCGGTCAAGTGATCATCAACGACATTGACGACTGGTACTGGGGTCTGCACGAAGACAACCATGCCTACAAGTTGACGCACCCAGACAACAACAAAGACGAAAACATCGCCCACTACAAAAACATCATCCAGTCCGGAGATGCCGTAGTCGCATCAACTCCGTTCTTGCATGACAAGATGATCAACGACTTCCAATGCGAAAACGTACACATGGTTCACAACTGTGTGAAAGTTTCTGATTTCGCAAAGCGATACACCCGCAACCGCAAGCCCATTGTCGGATGGGTCGGATCAACCAGCCACCGATCAGGAGATCTGGAGATTCTTCAAGACGTTCTCAACGACCGACGTTTCAGGGTCCATCACTCTGGTCACGTTGACGGCACCACATGGTTTGCCGACAAAGTTGGTCTAAGCAGAGAGAATGTTTCCAAAACCCCAATGCACCACCCGAAACAGTACGCAAGGCTTTCCTTCCAGTTCGACATCGGCATCGCGCCGCTAAACGATGTTCCGTTCAATCACGCCAAGTCGTGGATCAAAGCAATTGAGTACGCCGCCGCATTCATACCATTCGTTGCATCTGACCTCGGCGAGTACGCACGATTGAAAGAGACGCACGGAATTGGTCGACTTGCTTCAACGCCGGAGGAATGGAAAGAACATCTTCTTGAGTTGACTGACTACACGAAGCGGACCCAAGAAGCCAAACGCCAGTGGGATATTGTGAATCAGGAACTTGATGTGCGCGTCATGGCCGCAAAATGGGATGAGGTAGTAAGTCACTACGTATAGGTAAACCTGCGGTGAGGATAAACCCTGTAAAATCAGGGTGGATTCATCTGTCGCCAATGCGAGGTTGTCACATGCTCGTCACCCAAACCGAACTTGAGCGCTACATGGACATCAAGTTCTCCAACCGTCAATCACATGCTGCGACGTACGTTCTTGAGGGTCTTCAAAGCGAGTTGGAGACGATTATTCGTCGCCCCGTAGAAGTTCAAGAGTTTACAGAAACTCACAAAGTTGAGTACAACAACGTAGGAATCCCCAACACGTCATTCTTCTACGATTACTCGCTTGACACCACCGGAAACGTCTTAGCGTTTCTCCAGCCCCCATACACCCTCTACCTGAAGCAGTCACCAGTCGCGACAGTTAGCAGCCTCACTGCGACCGGACCCGATCCCGGATCTGAAACCGTGGTTTTGACCGAAGGTCGCGACTTCACCGTTCTCAAGTATGGCGTTGACGTGTACCGCACGTTCGCAAACGACACACTGAACATCACCTACACCGCAGGTCTCGTTGGGGAGAACATTAAATACTTCAAACTGTTACTGCTTCGCGCGGCATCACGAGAAATGCAAAACATGCACGACGATGTTGTCGGAATCAAAGATCTTGAAACCCGAAACGTTGCGCCACTCACCACGGGTTTCACACCGGAGGAAATCAACTCGCTTCGCCGGTACAGGCGAGTAAGGATTTCGTAATGCGCGTCAAAATCTCAATGGAGTGTGACGCGGATGCAGTAATACGTCGTCTCCAAGCGATGCAGGCAAGATCGGAAAACTTCAGCCCACTATTCCGAGATGCAAGAACACAACTGGAAAAAGCCAACGCACAAAACTTTGCGACAGGTGGCCTTCCGGTAGGCGGATGGGATCCAAGAAAACGCGACTATGCGTGGCCGATCATGAAGCGGACCGGCAAACTTCTGAACAGTCTCACCAACCTGAGGGGTGCCCCCAACGTCATCACACCTACGTTCGCAGAGTTTGGAACCAACGTCGAATACGCGAAGTTCCACCAGTACGGAACAGAAAAGATGGCGGCACGCAAAATTGTTTTCAACCCGACCGGCTTCTCTCAGGAGATGGCCAGAAAAGCGCTCGGCTGGGTTGTGAGAGGTGATATCCCGTGACAATGCAGGGCGCCTACAGGGCGAAAAATTTCGTAAATGAATATCTTCGTGATGACCTGCCTTCTCGTCTTCTTACATACCGCAACGCTTGGAACGTTGACGACGAGAATCTTCCAGAGCCTGTCAAGTATCTCGTCTACGAACCTGTCGCCCTTGACCGGTGGCCGACACTCATCACCGTTCTAATCTCAATGAACGCACTCACCCGCGATTCGTACACGAGCAACATGGACCCGGTGTACCGAGTCGACTATGTGATGCGAACCTACGTTTGGGTCAAAGACGATGATTCTGAACAATGCACGGCCAAACGGGACCGGCTGATGACCGTTGTCCGATCATCATTCTTGGACTCGCCAAGCCTCAATCGTTGCGCTCTGAACGAAGGGTTTGACGTGGTTGTCGATGAGGGATCAATTCGTGAAGAATATTCAGACCTCACATTGATAAAAGGTGAAAGGGTAATGGCAGGCGGGTACATTGGGTACACGCTCACCATTGAAGAAGAGGTAGAGCGAAACGTAATTTACGCGGCTTCTTCGCCGAGTGCGTCGGTTCAGTATCAGACCGAATCCGAACTTCTTCTTCCTTTACTGAAAGACTTGTGATCGGATGTTCCACTACAGCGGCGCCGCATAGTGGACAATATAAGAACGCAAACACCTAGTTGCATGAGAACAATGACGGTTTAGGTATAATCTGAGAAGCATCCCCGAAAGAACGAAACGCTTGGGAGCGGAGGAAGGCACATGCCCGGTATTGTAGTAAACACAGCGGTTCGCACAGGACCGTCAACCACGAACGTCAACCCGACTGCAACCCTGTTTATGGTCGGCCGTACCGAGCGTGGCACCGAAGGTACCCCGACTCTCGTCACGAGCCTGTCGCAGTACGAGACGGTGTACGGCGGATACATCTCCGCCGGTGCGGTACACCAGCAGGTGCAGACCTTCTTCGAAGAGGGCGGCGCTCAGGTTTACGTTTCCCGAATCACTGGCGCCAGCGCCACGTTCGGTGAACTCACCGTCACTGGTGGAGGTGGGGATGCCCTCACCCTCACCGCAACCGGTCAGGGCTCATGGTCCAGCAACCTTGAGGCAGAAGTTGTGGCCCTTGGCTCCGGCTTCGCCCTCAAGTTGTACCTCAGCGGCGAACTGGTCTACTCAACCGGTGAGGTTGCAACCAGCGCCGCTTGCGCCACGAAACTGAACAACGCGACCACGACCGGTGCTCTCTACGCCACCGCCGTTGCTGGCTCCGGAACACTCCAAGCCTTCACGAAGGATGCGTTCAGCGCTGGTGACTCCGACGACAGCGGTGTTGTTGACGCCGATTACATCACGGCCATCGACAACTTCAACGACGACCTCGGTCCGGGCGCCATCGCGGTTCCGGACGACGGAGGGTTCGGCACCCGCGCGGACATCCACGCCGCGCTCATCACTCACGCTGCCGCGAACAACCGTATCGCCCTTCTTGCCTTCGGTGAGAACGATTCGGCTTCGACCGCCGAAAGCGATGCCGCCAGCCTTAGCGCTGGAAGCAACGCCGAGTACGCCGCTGCCTTCTACCCGTGGGTCAAGATGACCACCGACGCGGGCACCACCCTCACCCTTTCCCCCGAGGGTTACGTCGCCGCCAAGCGTGCGATCGCCCACAACGGGATCGGCGCGTGGACCGCTTACGCAGGTGCCAACTCGGAAGCCAAGTACATCACCGGCACCGTCAGCGCAATCACCAAGACCACCGGTGACAGCCTTGACGAGAACCGCGTGAACGCCCTCAGGATCATCAACGGTCGCGTCCGCATCTACGGCGCCCGCTGCCTGTCGGCTGACGAGGACAACTTCCGGTTCATCACTTCCCGCGAAATGCTGAACTACGTCGTGAACGGTGCGAAGACCACCCTTGAGGATCTGATCTTCTCGCCAATCGACGGCCGTTCGGCCCTGTTCTCCGAGGTCCGCGCCCGACTGGTCGCTCTTCTTGAGCCGATCCGCGTCGCTGGCGGCCTCTACGAAGCGTTTGACAGCACTGGCCGCCGTATCGACTACGGCTACTCGGTGCAGGTCAACGATGCCATCAACCCGCTCAGCCAGTTGGCGGGCGGTCTGGTCAAGGCGAAGGTCGGCATCCGTGTCTCTTCGACCAGCGACCAGATTCAGGTCGATGTCACCAAGTCCAACCTCACCGCATCAGTAGTCTGATTAGGAGCAAAGCATGACTAAGTTGGCTCAGAGGCAGATTGTCGCCACAATCGTCCCCTCTTCCGGTAAGAACGTTGAAGTTCCACCGTCGATGGGTTCGGATGCTGGCGTCCAGTACTTCGCTCAGGTGAGCGGCGGCGAGATCACCGCTTCGGTGGAGAAGATCTACGTCGGTGGCAAGTTGTTCCCGGAGACGCTTTGCGCTCCGTCGGAGATCGGTGACATCACCGTGACCCGCCACTACGACCGCGATGTTGATGGTGGGTTCATGACGGCGGTTCGCCAGATGGTGGGACGCGCCTACTACGACGTGACGGTCAAGGAACTCAACTGCGACATTGAGAACCCGCAGGCAACCCGCGTTTATCCGGAGTGTCTGCTCGTCGGGCTCACCGAGCCTGAGGGTGATGCCGCTTCGGGTGCCCCCGCAACCTACTCGCTGACCTTCAGCGTGTCAACGGTTGCCAGCGCTCCCAACTGACCTGATCAGACAAAACGAATAAAGGTTTAGGGGTGCCACCGGCACCCCTTTTCCTATGATAGGGTTCCGCTCTATGAGTGATGAACTTTACGAAGTTGAGGAAGAGCAGGCTGCTGAGAAGAAGCCGTCTCGTTCCTCATCCAGCAAACCCCCAACTGTTCTTGACCAGTTGAAGGACACCCTGTCAAAGAAGGTGGAGCGCCCCTCCGTCTTCGTTGAGGTTCCTGAGCGTGCCAACATCACGATTCAGGTATCACCGAACATCACGCAACATCAGTTGCGTTCATGGCGCAAGAACGCCGGTGAGGACACGAAGAACGGGATGGATTCCATCAAGTTCGCGTGTGCCGTCATCGGTCACACCACCACCGGCATCTTTGTTGGTGATGAGCAGGCCGTGGACGACAGCGGATACCCGTTGACATTCGGTTCGGATGACATCTTGAAGATGACCGGCACCGCCCGTCCGATTCCGGACTGTGTTCGTGCGTTCTTCGGAATTGACCCTCATCTTGAGGCTGCGGCTCTTGCGATCCTTGAAGCCGCCGGTTACGGGGACACGGTGGACACCGTGGACCCTACGAAGATGTCCTAGACGAACTCGTCTCGGACGCACGAATTCAGAGCGCCGCAAGGCTCGGGGAGTTGTTCGGTACGGACCCAATCCGTATTCTTGACTCCAGCGATGAGGAATGGCTCATACGCTATGCCTGTGCTAAAGTTATAGAGTCGGATAGGGCCGAAATTGAGCGTCAGCGGAACGCAAAATAGTGGCTGGTCACACTCTGTAGCATAGGCGGAGTTCGCGTATGGCGGACAATGAAAATGTCACAATTCGCATACGTGTCAGGGCTGATACCAATCAGATTGACCGCGTACAGCGAAAACTAGCGGCTCTCTGCGCGCAGGCTGACGCCTGTGAGAAGCGTTTCAACGCCCTTGGTGACCGGATGAATGATGCCGGTAAGTCCATGAAGGACTTCGACGGCCAGACCCAGAAAACCACGAGGCGTCTGAACGATCTGACGAAGGCGCACAACGACAACGATAAAGCCGGTCGTAAAACCAAGAAGATGATGGACCTCCTCAACCGAGGGGCAAAGGGTCTTTCCAACACGCTTGGCAAAACACTGCGCCTCGCTCTCAAGGCTGTTCTCATCGAAACCCTCGCCTACGCGGCGGCGCTATCTTCGGTAAACCTTCTACTGAAGACTGGTTCGTTGTTGAACCGTGCTTGGACCGCAACCGTAAGAGGCGTTGGGGTTGCTGCCGCTAACGCTGCTGCTGGTATCGCCGCGCTCGCAGCCACGTTTGCTGCCGCCATGCGCCAAATGTCAGCCGCCCAAGCATCAGGTGGATACGGCGGTAACTTCACTGCCGCTTCCCGTGCTCTTCGTGGAGTGCAAGGCGACGCCCAACTTGCCGTGTTCGGTGTCCAATCCTTGACCGGAGCGTTCGCAGCCGCTTCCCGCAACGCGAGAGTAACCGGACAAACTGTTGCCGGTCTACGTGGACTGACGGACTTCGCTGTTGCTTCTGGCGACATGGAGAAAGGTCTTCAGGCTGCCGCTCAAGTCATCTCGCTCCTCCAGAAGGGTGAGGCCGCTGGCGGGGAAACAATGTTGAGTGCCGCGAAAGAACTTGGCCCACAGTTTGAGAAAGCATACAAAGAGGCAATCTCCGGCGGCAAGAAAACCAATGCCGAACTGATTCAGTTGTTGGCGTCTGGCCAGTTGGCGCAAGATGCTGGTATTGCGGGCACTGCTGCGAATGTTCAGGGAACCCTGATCGGCCAGTTGAAGATTTTCGCTACCGAAGCACAGGTTCTGTTTGGTGATCTTGGTCAAAGTTTCATTGGTCCGGTTCAGCGTGCGTTCAACGAAGTTCGCAAGATCATGTTCCGTACGGTGTTCCAGATCACCGGAAATCTGAA